TATGGCGTGACATTTTTTACAGAAAAACAGCGCCGCTGGTTCTGGGCAAATGGCGGCCCGGACATGATCGGTAACAACCGCACTGGCCGATCCACTGATGCGTGGCAATACACCGAAGTCACGCCATACAGTTACACCATCACCAACCCCGAACCTGGGTCATATTGGACGCGGGATGAGTACGGACAGGCGCGGCAACCTGCGAAGGTCGGCTGGCGCAAAGTGCAGCAGGTCATTGCCGACAACATGGCAGGCGCGATGCGTGCGGCTAATGCGGCAGTTACGGCATACCTAAAAACAAAATAAGCCTCGACTAAATTTTTGTGATATAATGTAAAAAACCAAATAGCAGGGCGTTGTACCTGTAGCAGCCTCTAGCCGTTGCGCTGGCTCCGAAAAACTGAAAAGTTTTGTCGGGGCTTTTTTCGTTTTAAGCGGTCGGAGGCGGGAGAGAAATACATGGAAGATGAACTAATTGCATACGGCGCAGAGGTCAAAGCGTTGGGGAATGGAAAGATAGGGGGTTATTTAGTCCGCTTTACGGACAACACCACCCCTGATTTAGCAGGCGATTATTTTGATGCCAAGACTGCGATCACCATCCCCGGTGATTTGCCGCTTTTGTACCATCACGGACTGGATAGCACCATCAAGCGCCGTGTGATTGGCAAAGTCACAACCCGTATTGATGAGGTTGGCGTTTGGGCGGATGCTCAAATGGATCTCCGCGATGAATACGAAAAGGCGATTTATGCAATGGCCGAGGCGGGAAAACTTGGGTACTCATCCGGCGCATTATCGCACCTCGTAGACCGTGAGCCAGTGGGGAAAAGTTATCACATAAAAACTTGGTTTATTGGCGAAGCCTCGCTCACGCCAGCCCCTGCTGAATTTAGAAACACTGTGCAGACCATCAAGTCATTAATTACGTCCGATACGGCGTTGTCCGATAAAGACGATCAAACCAAACAATCAGAAAATCAAACGGAGATTACTACCATGAATGAAGAAATCAAGTCCGCAGTAGCGGAAGCACTCGCCCAGCGCGATGCTGAAATCAAGGCAGAAGCCGATCGTCAGGCCGCCATCAAAGCCGCTGAAGAAGCTGGCTACAAAAAAGCCGTTGAGGAACTCAAGACCATCAAGGCTCCTCATTTCAACCGCAAGACCGTTGCAGGTTTCAGCGAAGAAAAAGACGCAGTACCCGCTTTCAAGAGTTGGTTGCAGACCGGCGAAGTCAATGGTGGGCTTATCACCCCTGATGCTTCTTACGGCAACATCAAAGCCGCTTTCAACGTCACCAACGGCGCGACCGGCGGTTATCTCGTTCCCGATCCGCTGTATGCTCAAATCATTGCAAAACGTGACCTTGCATCTTGGGTTCGCATGGCTCCGACACAGAAATTCGTTACTCAGGCCGATCACATCTTGGTTCCCGCTGAAGGGACTGCTCACACTGACTTTGTGTTGACCGCCGAAGCCGCCGCGTATGACGAAAACGAAGCGACCATTGACCAGGTTGACATGGCGCTTTTGAAGTACACCAAACTGGTGAAAGCCAGTGAGGAATTCATCAGCGACAACAGCACGAACTTTGACGCTTGGCTGATGGAAGCTCTCGCTCGCGCCGAAGCTGGAACAGAGAACACAGTTGCTACAACTGCCCTCTACGCATCCGCGCAAGCCTCCGGTATCACAACCGCCGCAGCCGCCGCGATCACCATCCCCGAACTTGTCTCCCTCGTTGGCACGTTGGGCGGCGGATACAACGTTTCCGGGCAGGTTGGTTTCATCATGCGCAACGCTACTGAGTGGTATTTGAAAGGCGTGTTTGGAACCAATTACTGCGCTTTCGATGGTTTCTTCAATCAGCCCGTTTACCGCTCCGATGACATGCAGGCATTAGCGGCCGCACAGAAATCAGTTGCCTACGGAAATTTCAACCTGTTCGGCGTTGTCGAAAAGCCCGGCATGATGGTGCAGCGCAACCCCTACCTGTACATGGCTAATGGTCAGGTCGGCATCTTTGCAAGCATCTTCCGTGGCTACTCAGTATTGCAGGCTGAGGCCTTCAAGACCCTGCTCCAGCACGCCTAACCAATAACAAATTGGGGCAGGTGTAAAAGCCTGCCCCGAGGAGAATAAAAAATGCGAAACACTCAATTAGGCGACAAGATCAAAATTGTAAACGCGGTAGTTCCGACCGCTGGCTCTGTTGCGGCAATTACCGCAACCGTTGTTGATGGTACTGGATATGACCGCGTGATGTTCGTCCTGTCCACCGGCGCGGCTGCTGTTGGCGCCACACTGACCTGCAAGATCCAATCATCCACTGCCACGGGCGGCGCTTATGCTGACGTAGCAAGCGCAGCACTTACCAATTTAGCCGCTGCAACTGGCGCAAGCAAGCAGTACATCATTGATATGCCCGTTGCAAAGGCAAAACCATTTCTTAAGATCGTGGGTGCTGTTGGCACTGATACACTTGCAAACAGCGCGATTGCGATCCTGTACAAGGGCGTCAATTATCCCGTGTCTACCGCTTACGCTGCCGAGATCGTCACCCTCTAACCCATCGGGGCGGTGTAACAGCCGCCCTAAAACAACATGCTCACCAATGCGTATTGCACATTAGCGGATTACAAAAATTATGTTGTGGCGCGGGGGCAGACCTCATCCACAGATTCAGCCGATGACGGGGTTATTCAGGATTTGATTAACTCCGCATCGCGCTATATTGACACGCAATCAGGACGGCGGTTTTATCCACGTATTGAGGAATTGTTTTACGACATTCCGCGAGATAGACATTTGTATCTGGACGATGACCTATTAGCCGTGCTGACATTTTCCAACGGCGATGACGCGGTGATAGCCAATACTGAGTATGTGACGCAAGGCGCAAAACCCCCATTCTGGGCGTTGTCACTCCGCAAAACATCAGACGTGACTTGGGAGCCGAACAGCGCCGGAGATGGCGAGCAGGTGATTGGAGTACTTGGCATCTGGGGACGACATGACAACTATACCCAGCGGGCATGGTTGCAGGTCGGCACATTGGGAGTTGCGATCACTGACACAACCACCCTGGCGTTTACCATGACCGCAGGTCACTCAGTAGTAGCGGGTAGCATCCTCCGCATTGATAACGAGTTGCTCAACGTGGCGACAGTCGCAACCAACACGATCACACCGATTCGCCGAGGCGACAATGGCAGTACAGCCGCAACACATCTAATCAATGCTCCAGTGTACGCATGGCAACCGATGGAGGGCGCGAAACAATCCGCGCTTGAAATCGCAAACACCGCATATAAAAAACGCTTCGGGCAAAGTATTGGCGAGAGCGCAACAGTCACAGCGGCCGGAGTTGTATTATCGCCGCGCGATATCCCCGCAACCGCACAGGCGTTTATCACGTCACAGGCGTTTTTAGTATGACAGTTACTTGCTCAGTATCCACGGTTGCCGCCTCAATCGCCGCACTGACAGTCTCAGGTGTGACCATCAAAGGCATTGACAAAATCCCTGATAGCGCGAGTCTGATTACTCCCGTTCTCATCCCGCAGCCTAACGATTACATGACGGGTACGCAAATGACGTTTGAGAGTTACGGCTCCAACGGCACGGCGAAAATGAACATGGAATACGATCTCAATTATGTATTTCTATATTGTCAAGTCGGCGGCATAAATGCATTTGCGCCATTCTCCCCGCTGATGGGGAAGTTGTCCGAGGTGCTGGTTACGATTATGTCCAATGATGCGATCACCGGCGCGGTAGACATGAAACTTGGGTCAGTCGACAGGATTGGCGTTATTACAGACTCGGCGGGCGTGGAATACTGGGGCGTGATGATAACGCTCCATGTTACGGAGTACACACAATGACCAGAGCACATGACAAACATGTCCGCGTGTATATTGACGGCGTTGACATGTCCGGGCAATCGCGGCAAATCGGATCACTCGATTGGACGTTTGGCGCAGAGCCGGACATGGCTTTTACTGACGCATGTAAAAATATTCTCATGGGTCAGGCTGACATACAAGCGGGAACACTCAACGCATTTCTCGACAACGATACCGCGTCACTGTTTGCCAATGTTTCAGCGGGCAACGGCACGCGGAACATACTCGTTGCCATTGGAGCCAACGCTGCACCAGCACAGGGCAATCCCGTGTTTGCGTGGAAGTTTGAACAAACCTCATACTCAGTAGAGGCTGGGGCAGGCTTTGTCGGCGCATCCGTGCCATTCGGCGGGGCGTCCTACGCCTCAACGCTGACCTACAAAAAACCCTGGGGCGTGTTGCTCCACGCGGGATCTGCTGAGACAGCCGTCAATACCGCAGTCGGCATTGATGACGTTGGCGCGGCTTCCGCGCTGGGTGGGATATTTGTATACCATTTGCTATCCAGCAATGGAACAGTGACGCTCACCGCACAGGATGCGGAGACAAATTCAAATGCTTCATTTTCGGCAATAACGGGCGCCACCAGTGGCAGCATCAACGCATCTGTAACGCCTCAATCCGGCATGATTGCACTCGGCACGACATCAGCAGTCCGGCGTTATCTCCGCTGGCAATTGGCATTTGGAACAGCAGACACGGCGACTTTTATCGCCGCATTTATCAGACAATAGGAGTCAAATATGACCGCACAAACAGGACGTACACACGCAAAACATATCACAGTAAAACTCGACAATTCAGCTGGCACGTTGACCGACATCACTGCGTACACAAATTCAATCGGTACAGTCGGCCTGACGTTTGACACTCAGGATGTGACCGCGTTTTCCGATGGCTCGAAAAACATTGTCATCGGACAACCCGCCGCACCGCTGACCATTGGCGGCCCATTTGATACCGTTATCCATGCTCAAATGATAGCGATCAACGGGCAACCGACACCGCTATCTCTGGACATACAGATCGGCGTCCGTCACGCATGGGAAACGGGCGAGCCTCAATTTGGTATCACTCAGTCTGCGACCAGTGGGTATTTGTGCCACTCGTACAACGTGGACATGGCCGCAAACACATGGTCCGCACAGTTGGATGTGTTTGGACCTACCGCCCCAGCATGGGGAACAGCCGCAGAAACTTAATGCCATAGTGCAGAAAGAAAGGTATTTGTGATTATCACAACAAAATCAAAATCATTCGGTGGGACGGTGGCAATTTTTGACCGCCTTGTATTGTCGCAGGTGGAACTCGTTGAGAACGCCCTACTGAGTAACCCAACGCCGGACGAGGGCGGGCGGGTACGGTTTACCGATCTCGATAGACCGAAACTCCCCGCTCTGCTGGCGTGTGTTGAAAAATGGGATCTCGCTAATTTTCCCGATCCGGTGACGGTTGACAATTTCCCGCTCACGCCACGCAAACAAGCGCATGATCTGATTGAGCAAATATTTGATGCAATCAAAATCGTTTACAACGGTGAAGTAGAAATCCCAAACGCATAAAGGCTGACGCTTATTTACACGCGAGCGACAGCCGACACCCATCACAGGAGATTAATACTCTCCGACTGATTGATAGATTTGGGATTGAGGCAATCATAGGACGG